TATGTTAGAAGCATCGGGGCGGATGTACATATCTGCGTCAAGAATAAGAATTTGATCATAGTCGTCTATCAACTCAAACGCATTCTCTTTTTCAAAGATAGGCAGGTATCCTAGTTCTTTCCATCCGCCACACTTACCTTCACGTTCCGTACGAAACACGTCAGGCACGATGCGTAGTTTTGGTTGCGTCTGTACGATGTGCTCGGCACCAATTTTTTCTGCGTATTGCTTGGCAGATTCTATGCAATGGTCATACAGTTTTGACTTCTTGCCCACATAAACTTGATAAATTAATCTTTTCATATTGTAGCAATCGCTCCTGCTAATTCATCAATGTTCTCACCATTATTCGGTAACTTATGGCGCATGAAGAAGTGGACAAAGTGTGCCTCAGCGATCTTTCCCTGTTGTAGTGCACCAAACAATGCGTTAAACTTCCAATCTACATGCTGAATACTTAGGTCGTCTTTTCTTGCCCAATAATTCAAAGTGATCTGATCGGTCTGCCAACGGAAAGCACCGATGCCGTCAATAAAATCGCGGAAGTAAGAACGTTGCATAAACTGCTTTGGCGTGGTATTACCCAGCACCTCCAACATCTTTTTACAGTTGTATACAATCATCCCAGAGTTAAAGAACTCGCCGCCATGGGGGTGATCAAAATCCCAGTCAAACTGTTTACATACTGAGTTTGTCAACTGCTCGCGCGAGTACTTGTTAATCTGCTGGGAGTATCTTTGGTTTACTGGTAGTTCGCGCTCAAACTGAGCAGCGAAGTGATAATCGGTACTGACGTCAGCGAATACATCGGGTGCATCAGGTTTGATAAAAATATCTGCGTCGATAACTGCAACTTGATCGAAATCTTTAAAGTATTCAAAGACGTTCTCCTTTTCAAATATCGGTAAGAACCCGCCATACTTTTCGTATGACTCTTTACTACGTTGCCCTGTAAACGGATCAGGTTTGATCCATAACTTTGGTTGAGTTTGTACAATGTGGTCTGCGCCGATTTTATCAGCATATTCTTTGACGCTCGCCACGCAGTATTTGTACAACTTAGACTGTGGTCCAACTGCTACTTGATAAATTGCTCGCTTCATGTGTTATGTTCCGCAGATGTACCGACGTCATAGTTTACTATCTGAAAGCAAGATGCAAACTGCAAGTGGTAATCATTGAAATCCTTCTCTTTAGTTTTTAACATTATCTTTGCAGTCTTATGTAGGTGTCCATCAACGTTCTCATCTATGGGTTTAGAAATTGCCCAATCGCGAAGTATACTGGCGCCTGTCCTATTAACATAGTATCCGGATCCTGGAGAGACTACTTCTCTCTTACCTTGCCATGCATTGTCGTTGCGAGGAAACGTGGAAAAGAATCCTATAGGATCTTTAAATTTAGGAAGTTCTTTATACGGATACGTGTCGTGCTCAATAATACACGTTGGTTCTGTAACTTGCTTCCATAAATTGTAATGACTATACCATATCGCTTTTTCAATTGGTGTAAACTTGTTGCCATTGAACTTACATTCTGCGAAAGGTAATTCGTCACCAAGAGTATCAGGTACGATTCCTTCTTTCTTAGTTATATTGTACCCTAATTTTCGCCATCTGTCAAGACATATTTTAGAATAATAATCAGACTTCTGATCGCCAGAAACGACGATCATCCAGATGTTCATGAAGTGAAGACTTTAACATTATACATCTCTTCGAACGCAGATGCTTGATCCCTATTGTTAACCATAGGTTTGCCTCTGATATTCAAAGAAGTGTTTAGTAGCATAGGCACTCCAGTGCGATCGTAATAACACTCGAGTATCTTACGCAGTGCAGATTGAGAGTCTTTGTGTACTAACTGTACTCGACCAGAACCATCTACGTGAGTCACCGACCCATAGTCGTGTTTCGCCTGAGCACTAAATTGCATCCACCGATTGGTGTAACCTTCAAAGTAATCGTCGACGTGCTCCTCTAGAATCGCAGGAGCGAAAGGTCTGTAGAGTTGCCTCTGTTTAATATTATTGACAGTATCCTTTACATCATATCTCACGTCGCCGAGCAGAGAGCGATTGCCATATGCTCTATAAGAAAATTCTGCGGGTCCGTTCGCAACACCACAAACTTTTTTCTTTAGCAGGTAATCAACAACCATCTCTGGGTCCAACCAACCTTCAATATCATATCCAAGGTATGGGTGTTCCCAATTGATCCTATCAGCGCCAGTTTCTTTCATATAGAAATAAGCAGCTGCACCAAGAGAACCGCCACCGTCTCCTGGGTTCACATCGATCCAGACATCATCGAATAGTTCTCGGATCCGATTATTTGCCATAATATTTTGAGCAACACCGCCACTGTAGCAAAGTTTGTTTCCGTACTTTCTTGCTTTGGCAGCAAATTCATATATGACTTCTTCCGTCATCCTTTGCAGTGAGGCAGCAGCATCTTTTTCGTTTTTAGTTTCGCGCAACAGGAAATCAATAATTTTTGATAGGAATAATGTTTTTATCCTGTATTTTTCTTGCCAAGGGACATTCTCAAACCCATCTTGATCTTCCAAAGTCCAAGAGGGGACGCACTTATACATCTCAAATGCTTTTTCCCAATGAGTTGGTTCGCCATAGCAAGATAAACCCATGACAACATATTCGTCATCATTAGATCTCAATCCTGGCATTTTATCGGTAAAATTGGCGTACAAGTAACCAACTGATCTGGGGAAATTAGTTTCTTCTACTAGTTCTAAATCGTGGTTATAAGTTGCCGAAGATCTCATCTCGCCGACACCATCGATCACTAGCATCACACATTCTTCTTTCGCGAAACTTTTTGGTCTAGTTGCAAAAGCAGCTGACGCATGCGCGCGATGATGCTCGCATGCTGTTACTATATCACCCCTCTCCGCTGGGTGTTGACCCCACCACTTCCTCTTAGGTCGTCTTCCCATTTTGCGCGCAAGGGCGAGTTCGTATTGTAACTCAGTATTTTTTTCATGATGTTCGGGAAGTTCGCTCCAAGGGAGATCTTCTTTCCCGTGCAGTTCAGAAAAAGCATCAGCTGATGGAGTAAGGAAGTCGGTTCTAAATTTTAATCTGTATGCCCAATCATCATTGGTGTATAAACTGGTATTTGGATATCTGGTCGACCATTCCTTCAGAAATTCTTTAGACATGACTGCATCATGTTTCTTACCAGAAAATCTTTCATACATACTAGCAAATTTTATATCACCGTTTTCATCGATGATTGTAATACCAGCATCATGGAGCATCTCGCCCCCAACACCCATATAATGTTTCATAACAAAGTTTTTTTCCTTAGACGTTTTCCATTCTAGTCATGAGTCGCTCTGCTCGGTTTGTTACCTGACGATACCAAAGACTGTCGCGTCCTTCAATCGCCGCAGTTTTCCAGTCGCCTTCTAGGATCGCGGCATTAAACTTCTTAAACTTACTTAGTCGTGTACGACCCATGTTGAACATCATATTAACCAAGATTTGCTGGACTTCGTCTGGTAAGTTGTCAAATGTCCCTCTTTCGTATAAAGCGTGACACTCTCCGATGGCAAGTTCAAGGTCTGCTTCGAAACACTCCTTAACTCTTTCTTCCGAGACTCGAGTACCAACTGCCCTTCCGTGCTCCTCGTCACTTTCGAGGATAAGGTGACCAACTCCAAACGTGGGGTAACCGAGGTGATCGTTGTATATGACATACTCAACTCCTTCGTCGATCTTGAGTTGTTCGTAAACTGCTTGTCTGTTCATTTTTTGCTCCTAGCAAGCATCTCTTTTGTCATGATATAATCTCTAACAAAATCAGAACGAATGATGTCTTCCCAACCAAATTCAATTATAGAAAAATTTTTCATTACTTCTAATATAGATAGGAACGATTGAATGCCATTCCTATCAGATTCTTTCGTAAAATCCGACTGATAAAAATCTCCCGCAAAAATTATGCGAGAGTCCAGTCCAACCCTTGTAATCACTGAGTCCAGTTCATGGAACGTCAGATTCTGCATCTCATCTACGATGATGATAGCATTATCAAAGGTCGTACCTCTTATATAGGAAGTTGAATAGAACTCAATGGTACGTTGTTCTACCAACTGTTGATAACTTCCACCGAAGTTGAATAAGTCGTCGCATATCCCAATGTAGGGTGCTACAAACGGTGCGAGTTTTTCGTCAGCGGTTCCTGGGAGAAACCCCATGTCGCGAGTAGCAACTACTGAGCGAACGAGGATCACCTTTTCCCAAGGAGTACTTTTATCTAGTACATCTTGCAACGCTAGATATAATGCAGTGAAGGTTTTGCCCGTTCCCGCACTGCCATTTAAAACAAGATGATGCCCGTCCTTCCACTCTTCCCATGCCACTTGCTGGTTATTGGTTAGCGGTACGAGGCGCAAAAGATTATCTATACGGATTTTAAAGTTAGACTCTTGCCGATGTCTTTTAGTTTGAGTCATACCTTGATAGTATTGCCGCGACCTGAGTTATTCTTAATGTTTTTGAGAAGATCTTTATACCCATCAGGTGCTTTTGATAAGGTTCCTCCAGCGTGAGTGATCAGACTAGCAGAAGAAGTTTTGTGTAAAATTTGCCACTCTCCGGATTTTACATTTTCTTCCATAGTGGAGATAGAACAAAAAACTTCTTTTTCTTCTCCCTCTTTAGTCTTAACATCATATGTTGGCATAGTATTCAGTTTCCTGGGCAGCGATAGCTTTATTATAGTGAATTTATACAAAAAGTAAAGAGAAAAATAAACAATGCCCCACCGGAGTGGGGCACGAGATAGATCACCTTCCTTTAATTAACCGTGAGGGACTCTTGGAGTTCGGAGATATAGTCGTCGAGAAATACTCTCTTCTTCTCCACTTTGTGCGCTAACTTTGTTTTTCCTTTCCTATTCAGTTTGTGAATGTAGTGTTGTAGTTCTGCGCTATCCTTACGCAATCTCTCCAATTGAAATGTTGTTACCATAGGCGACTCCTAAAAGAATTTAAAGTTTAGCAATAACAACGATGTTTCTCACGGTTATTCCGTAATAATGTCCTCCTAAGAAGGTAATAACTGAGGCGCTGCTTCCTTGATCACGCTTTCAGTTAGTCCCTTACATACTGTTTTCTTGGCGAGCATCATTACTAGAAATTCAGCGTCACGAGGGTGTACTGATTCTAACATGCCTATAAACATTGTTTCTCGTTTTAGTTCGTGCATTTGCGGACCACCCTTTACGAAATATTTTAATTTCATGTGTTGTTTATGCCACGTGGAAGGAACGTGTTCTTCTTCAGCAAGGTCAAAGGGAGGGCGACTTTCTGGCAACAGAAAGTTGATGCGGGGGTCAAATACACATCGCAAATAATCAGCGAACGCTTGATACGTTCCTACATAAGACTTCACTAGATCGATCTTATCCTTTCTTGATTTTGCTTTCGCAATGTTTTCCAGCATTTCATATAGTTCAGGACGAGACTTCTTGCCCTGTTGGGTTTCAGTAATCATACATAACCTCTTTCACGAAAATATTTAGTATTTCACTTGTTCACACTCAGGTGTTTTCTTGAGATTCTACAATTAATTATACCATTGTAATAGTCGTCTCTCAGCAACACTTCGCGGTCAAACTGTTCTTTAGTTTCATAGTATGCGCAGTCTCCCTTCGTCTTGCAGAGGTGCAATATCTCACGGGTAAAGGCATCTAACCCCTTTGACTCTACTAACTCCTGCACGCGCTCTGAGGAACCACAGTAAGTCCTCCAGTCGCTTTCCACGAGAGTTTTCTTTCGCCGTTTACGAGTCTTGGTGATAGGGAGGGTTTTGGTTCGGTAGAAGAACTTCTTACCGACGTATTTCATCTGAGTTTCTTTTTCAGTTATTATGTAAACAAACCCATAATAATCTTCAGGCAATGTATCGTATACCTCGCCGTTATAAGTCCAAGTCATTAGTCAACTTCTATAGGTGCAGCGCACATAGGACAGAAGGCAGGAATCTCGTCAACATCATGTACAGTAAGTTCGCATTCAGTTTCGCAAACCTCACATGTTATGTAAAAAGTTTCGTCTTCCATTAAATTTTTCTCAATCTCTTGGATGGCGACAAGTACCCATCGCGCATTTTGTTAAACTGTTCTTTGGTTATACCTAAATTCATCCAATACAGTGTGTTTTCTACAATGGACGTATTCTTGTTATATAGATCTTCGTAAAACACCAGTTTAGATTTTGGGTGTAAAGCAGCAAACTGAAATAGTTTTCTGTACTTCGTAGCTTCATGCACAAAATTGTTTATGTAAGGAATTTCTGTTGGTTCGTATTCATGATAATATCCATACTTTACAGCATTGACTCCGCTTATACACAACTCGCGAATATTCGCACGGGCAAGCACTATAACATGGGAAAAGTTTTTTACATTTTTATTTAACCATTCTGGGTTATGATCTATCATGGTTTTGAATACGCAGTTATCTGGTATAGGGTCGCCTTCTTTATACGTTGGTTTTCTTTTCTCGAGGTCTCTCCAGAAATGTGTGTTAAAGGGTTCTGCTATAAGTTTAAGGTTTAGAGTTTCAGATAGGCAGCGCATTAGATTAGTGCTGCCTGTACGCCCGATCGCTACGATCAAAATTTTCATTGAGACAGGTCTCTGATATGCGCAGTCCGTATAATACTAACAGACATCCTATAAGGAGTATGTAAAATGACTCTATGCGTAACCCCAGAAGGCATAGTGATCATATTTTTCTTGGGTTCTAATACGATACTTTTTATTTTCCCCTCATGTATATCAAACCATTGCCACTCAGTAATGCCTTCTATGTTAAAGGCATAGACATGATAACCGTCTATGTGCCAGTTTAAAGTGCCTATGGTGGTTTCCGCATCAGAAGCAAACATAGCAACAAACTCGCAATCTAGTTGCTCTCGCATAACCTCCAATGATTCTGGTGACAATCCGGACTCAACCAAATCGGGGCAGCGATGAACCCATCTTATGGGTTCACCCCAGTCCTGCCCCCTACATGACCACCCTTGCTCTGTACGACTACCCAAAGACCATAACTCGTCCTCATCAGGAAGTTGCTCAACGATATACTCAGGTATCAACTGCTCCCTGACTGCTCTATTGTTCCAAGCAGGGTCTAACCTATTGTGCTGCACCCCAAACCTCTTTCCAGTCTCCAGTTAACGCACCGCGAGCATAATCAGTAGCACGGTTTTCAAAGAAGTTCGTGTGCGTAGGTGCGTTGATCATTTCTTCTACCCAAGGCAAGGGGTTTTTCTTTACTTTAAAAATTCCCTTCATGCCTAAACTAATTAGTCTTCGATCTGCAATATATCGAATATAATGCTTGACTTCTTCTGGGGTCAAATCTTCCATCGGTCCCATCGCAAACGCAAGATCAATAAACTTGTCTTCAAGAGCAACCATCTTCTCAGCGATAACGTAGATTTGAGACTTGAGGTCGTCGTTCCAAATCTCAATATTTTCTTCAACGTAGGTGCGGAACAACTTAATCATGGACTCAGCATGCATAGTCTCGTCAACGATGGACCAAGTTACGATTTGACCCATACCCTTCATCTTGCCGTGACGCGGGAAGTTGAGTAACATGATAAAAGAAGAAAACAACTGCATGCCTTCAGTAAACGCTGAGAACGCGGCGATGTTAGTAGCGACTGATTCAGGAGTGCCGTTATTATTTGACAGATCCATGAAGTAATCGTGCTTCTCGCGCATCGCTTCGTACTCTAGGAACTCATTGTATGTTGATTCGGGCATACCCAGAGTCTCGATGAGATGAGAATATGCCGCGACATGTAGTGCTTCGCGCGCACAGAAACCAGCAAGCATCATACGCACTTCTGGTTGCTTGAAATATGGGAGATAGTTGTTAACATACCCACCCGCAACATCGATGTCGCCTTGGGTGAAGAATCTAAAAATATTTGTGAGGAATGCTTTTTCCTCGTGCGACAGTTTGCGTTGCCAATCCTTGACATCTTCTGCCATTGGTACTTCTGTATGCAACCAGTGAGATTGTTCGTGCTTCAACCATGATTCATATGCCCATGGATAATTAAATGGTTTAAAGTATTCTCTTTCGTTGACTAGACTAGGTCTCATGTTTTCTTTTCCTTTCTCCGTTTTTAAACCAAGTTATTAATACTATTCGTTCCCCTTGATATACTTTACTCACTCCATGTGTCAGGTCTGGACCATATATCATACTTTGACCATCTTCTAAATTTACTATGTCCGGAACAATGTTTAGTCCGTATGGTGCGTGTTTATCTTTTTCTTTGTCATTATGCCTTGCGCAAGCATAGTGCGATGGTCTGGGACCAGGAGATTCATACTCAGATAATATAATACATTCTCCTCCCACCAAATCCTTCGAATCTATTAACGTAACAATCGTCAATTCCGAGTCAAAATCTTCATGCAATCTAGTGAAAGAATCAGGAGGATATCTTAGGAAGTAACATCCAACGATATGCGATTTTCTAGAGTAGTTATGTAGTTCTTTAAGAAATTCCAGTTCATAATCTTCTGTTGTAACATCTAACCTGTCCAAATGGAATAGGTTATAATACTGCCAAACTGGATACCAGTGATCACTATTCTTGTAATACTCTTTTGCCTGTTCTAATGCTTGTTCGGATAGGATTACATCTTTTACATAACCACCCATTTATCCCTCGCATGCAATACATTCTTCATCATTCACCATTGCGCTCATATCTATCTCTTTGATAACTTCGCGCTCAATACGCTTCGATACTCTGTCTGCCTTACCAAGTTTCTCAGACCGACAGTAGTACAAAGTCTTCATGCCTTTCTTCCATGCTAAAAAGTGCACCGCGTGCAGGTATACAATATTTGTATCAGGACGGAAAAATAAATTAATTGACTGAGATTGATCAATAAAGTTTTGTCGATCAGCAGCGTGTTCAACAACCCAACGTTGATCAATCTCCATTGACGTTTTAAAAACGTCGCGTTCATCTTGCGTCAAAAACCGTAGATGCTGAGCAGAACCATCGCTGGCAATAATGCCAGACCATATTTCATTATAGTCCTGCTTAGTTTCACCCGACTCAATCTTAGATTTAATCAGTTGATCTAGATAGCGGTTCTTATTAAGATACGCTCCAGAAAGGGTATCCTGTCTGTAAGCATTTGCTCGATATGGCTCAACACTTGGAGAAGTATTGCCCATGATGATGCTACTGCTAGCATTAGGAGCAATAGCCATGACGTGAGAAAAGCGTCTGCCAGTGCCTGCGGCGTCAGGTGCTTCTCCCCGTTCTTTACCCAGTTCCATATTTGCTTCATCGAGTTTCCTCCTTATTAAAGAAAAGATTCGATTATTTGTTACCTTCGCCATAGCACAGTCGAAAGGCAACATTTTCTTTTGAAGATAAGCATGGAACCCAAGGGCACCGATGCCGATACTTCGTTCCCTCATAGCAGAAAACTTAGCACGAGACACGGTGTCGGGTGCGTTATCAATAAAGAACTGAAGGACGTTATCAAGCATTTCTGCCATGTCCCTCAGAAACATATCGTTCTTGCTCCAAGCATCATAGTTCTCAAGGTTTACTGACGACAAGCAACAAACAGCAGTGCGCTCCTCGTTAGTTGGCAAGATGATCTCGGAGCAAAGGTTGGACTGATGAATTTTTAAACCGAGTTCTTTTTGAAACTCTGGCATCATCCGATTACTTGTGTCAATAAAATGAATGTACGGTTCGCCCGTCTCCATACGCAACTCTAGGATCTTTTGCCAGAGTGCTTTCGCTGATACGGTGTCGCGGATCTCGCCTGAGTGCGGATCGGTCAAGTTCCACCTATCGTCTGCATCAGGATCCTGCATGCATCGCTCAATTAATTCCATAAAGCGATCGTTGATATTGATACCATGATGCAGGTTTAGGCAACGACGATTTTGATCACCTGTTGGTTTGCGCATCTCAAGGAACTCAGTAATATCTGGGTGAGAGATGTCAAGGTATGCCGCATAGGAACCACGGCGAGTCTTGCCCTGACGATACGCCAAGGAAGATGCGTCATAAGTTTTAAGGTGAGGAATAACGCCAGTAGACTTTTCGTCTGAGGAACGGATGCCAAACCCGATACCTACACCGCCACCCATCATAGACAACCAATTGGTTTCTGACAGGTTAGCGACTAGACCTTCAGCAGTGTCTTCGATATAGTTCAGGAAGCATGAGATTGGCATACCCTTTCCCGTGCGCCCATACGCGAGGATAGGAGTAGAGTAAGATAACCAATGCTTAGATGCGTAATCGTAAAGACGCTGAGCATGTTCAGGGTTGGAGGAAAACTTTTTAGAAACGAAAGCAAAGCGATGTTGAGGCGACTCTTCATCTTCTCTCATATAACTTTCGCGTAATCTTTGAAGACCAAGTTTGTCGAAGAGGTCGTCTCGGGAGAGATCTATCTCGATCCCAAGGTATTCTTGCTTTGCCATTTCGCTTCCTTTGACGAATTAATTTTACAGGGTAGACTTATATATTATAATGAGATGTGTCAACAAAGCAAGTTATTTTTGAATCTTTCGCATCCTCCCTGCGATCTCAATGAACCTCCTAGTAATGGGGTATCTGTTTCTTTTACGAGGTCCCATATTAGCAGTGTCTTGAGGGATGCCAGCGGCAGCAGTAGTCATTGCGTCCTCAGCGGCAAATTCCTTAAACTTTTTCATTTCCTGAGTTCTCCTACAGCAACATACAGTTGCTTCGCTGTTCGTTCGTGCGTGACTTCAAATATGTCTACGCCAAGTATGTTTCCTTTAGAATAGGTGTTGTCAAAGACTCGAACCTTATCACCTTTCCGACAAACATCCTCGCAAGTAACATTGAGCATCTTATCATTGGCGAGTCTATAGATTCCTGGAGACAGCATACCATCTTTAGTACAGAACCATGAATTACCTTCTGTAAGTGCCTCTAGAGGATCCACACCGGACGCCTGCACTATTTTGTCGACAGAAGAGTCGGATAGGTTCAGTTGTTCCTTGATTAAGAAAAGTGCTGCTGCATACGAGGCAAGTTTACTACTGCCACCAGGAACTTTAGCGAGTAACTTCTTAAGGTTGAACACCAAACGATGAAACATATTATATGCGCTTCTTTCATCACTGGTTTCAGGTGATTTGAGTTTTTTACCGTCTTTGTCGATAAGACCAAGTTTAAAGGCAGTTGTGTCTTCAAACTTGGTTGTGAGTAGACGCAAGAACCGAAGGGTGTATACTAGATCGCCTGTTCTGGATAAAAGTCCCATTAGATATTTTCCAATTTTTGGACCACCCAAGGATCCGATTCTATTCCTTCTAAGTCTCCTGGTTTCAACGCTTGAAGATATTCTAAGAAAGGTTTTAGTATGGGCAAATCTCTTGGTCCTGTTTTAAACATCAACATTAAGACGCCTGATTCATGCCCAAATACGTTTAGGAGGATCATTATGTGATTGAGTATTAGTCTCTCACACAAGTCTCCTCCACGCGTGTACCTGTTGAACAATCGCTTGATATACTTAAAGCGATTTAGTTCTTCATAAAATTCTTCAGCATCGATGCTGCGAGGAGTATGGTAATTCTTCGCAGCATAGATCAAGAAATTGTCTTCGTTTATCTCAACATTCATACAGATTATATAGTTGAGATTTTAAAACTACTTGCCGACCTTTTCTTGTAACTCTTTGATCATGTTGTCTTTGGTCTTTCGCTTGTCTAACTCTACGCCAAGATCGCGACCAAGTTCTTCCAACTTTGCCTTCGTCAACTTTTTCAGTTCAGCAGCAGTCGGTAATGAATCAAGTGCTTCTTTTACCTCCTCCTTGATATCGTCAACAACTTCGTCGATCTTCTCTTCGATCTCTTCAATTGTTTCTTCTACCTTCGGGAACAAGTCTTTCGACTCACTCATTACATACCAGACTACAACACCTGCTAGTACAACCAAACCAAGTACAAATAATGCTTCCATTACAACAAACTCCAATTATGAATTATCTTTTACTTTCTCTGGACTCTTTGAGTCGCCGTTACCAAGATTGTCACCGCGACGAGAAGATGCTTGAGATTTTACTGCCCTTCCTGCCTTTGATACATCATCGTGACCCTTTTCATCAAAGTCAGATTCAGATGAAGTTGTGTCGCCGCCCATATTGTGGTCGTCAGCAAACTTCTTCGACTTTGGTGATTCTTTGTCCATGACACCTTCAGGTTTTGTGGCACCTTTGACATGCTTCTTATCAGGACCAGGACCGCTATTAGGTTTATTTGGCGGATATCCTGCTTTTTCCAGAACATCAACAAACTCGCGTGTCAACTCTGGGTAATCATTCGCCATTGACTTATCGCCATTTTTCTTGTCGCCCCTGCGCGCAGGTGCACCCTTGATAGGATCAGCAGGTGCTTCTTCCTTCATGTGATAACCTTTATCATCACAGTGGTCGCAACCTTTGCCCTTACACTTCGGGCACTCTTCCTTGTCGTCGTCGCCGTTGTCGTTTTCTTTCTTCACACGATCTTTGCCGCAAGAAGATTCGTTTTTCTGACCCTTCTTAGCACGGAGAGCAGCAAGGTCGTCACCTTCAATATCCCCGTCACCGTCGTGGTCAATTTTCTTTTGCTTAGGAGACAGTTTCTTCTCGGTTACTTCGAGATATGCCTCCCAAACTTTCTTCATGGATTCTAAGTCCATCGTTATTACTCCTGATCAGTAGAGTTAGTATCGTTATTTATATTCTTTTTAGTTTGCGCTGTAATCTGTTCTTCATAATAAATGATGATTGCCTTCTGCTGTTCAATATATCTACGAATATCTGCAAGGTTCAATGACAGATTCTCATAGTGCGGAACAGACAACGCAAAGAAAACTAAATCACCGTTGGCGTTTTCAAACCTTTTCTCAAACTCTTGAATGTTGTCAGTGGTAACGGTATACCAATTAACATCAATCATATTGATTGGACGAGGAGAGTTCCTTAGTGGGATCTCAGGATACTGTACTACTGTTCGAGTGACAACAACTTCTTTAGGAGTTGTACTACATCCCGCTGTCGTCAGCAGGAGCAGACTTGCCACTAATAGTTTCAATCCCGTCAAATGCTTTCTTAGTTCCATTATTCACTCTCTTTTCAATCAATCCTGGTTTTTTCAACGCAAGTCTAGTGAGGTCGTGATTACCAAACACCTCAATTAATCTGTTTCTACTTTCTTCGGACTTCTCTAAATCCGCTTCTAACTTTGCTGTCAACTCCGCTGTCTTTTCAGCGTTCTCTCTCATAGTATCTATAGTCCGTTGATTATCCTCTACAGCGATCTTTAGAGTTGCATTATTTGCTTCAAGTTGTCGAATAGTATTTTGCGTATCGGTGTAATAAAAATAACCACCGCCAGCAATAGAACCAAACAACAATAATACTAAAAGAATTGGCATTTTATTTTGCTTTCGCCCTCAATGATTTGATCAACATAATTTTAAATCTTCGCTTATCATCTGGTTTTTGAAGACCGTCGTGCCTCTTTAAAATCATATCGATCTGCTTAGGATTCAGTGTCACCTTTTTACCAGTAGGAGATACAGTCACTGCTTGATTACCACCACGGTCTTGTGCCTTGCGCAGTTGCATAAAGATGTTACGATCTGCTGGATCCGCAGAACCAGTGCGCACTTTACCTTTAGAAGTTTTAGATACAGGTTTAGGTGGCGCTGCCTTCTTCGCTTCGCGCTCTTTCTTCAGTTCCGCTTGCGCTTTTGCCTTCAGTGCTTTTCTTTCCGCTGGGGGCATATAACCAGTTTTACCGCCACGCAACTCCTTCATCTTATCTGCCAGTTTCTTAGAGGTCGCCTCATGAATCTTACGACCATCAGTCTTGTGGACAGTTGCCTTGTCGCCGACCTTATTGACTTTGTTTACGCGATCAGCATACTTCTTCGCACCCGCTGGAGTGGGGTGATAATGCTTGATCATCCTAGTACCGTCTTTTTTCTTGACGACGACAACATGCCCTGGCTTGTCAGTGAAGTCGCGTGGATCCATTGTTTCTTTCATTGCTTCGCGCTCCTTGGAGTGACGGTTCTTAAGGTTCTCTTTTTCTTTGGCGTGCTTTAACTTTAAACGTGCACGTGCTTCAGCATCTTCTTTAGTCATCTTTTGGAAAGTAACCATATCTCGAGGATTGAACTTGTTGCCGTTCATCTTATCGCTACCTTCTTTCTTTGGGGCATATATCCCTGTTTTCTTCTTAGGGTTGCCGTACTTCTTATCAAGTGCTCTAAACAAATCTGCTCTAGAGATTGGTTTCTTTGCAGCAGAAGCAGGTTTCTTATCAATCGGGTCAGATGTGCGACCATACATTTTATTCGCCGCATGACTTTGTGCGCGAGCAGCGCGTGGGTTGTATCCTTCATCCATTTCTTCTTTCCCCTGAGACTTTAGACGGAAATGTTTTTGTACTTCAGCACTAGAAACACGCTCAACATCTTGAACAACTTTGTCTGGGTTTTTAAACAGTTTGCGAAAGTTTGATTTTATCTGAGAAGGACTATCAGCGTCAACAATCATAGTAGGCAAACCTTCGACGTTTACTTTATACATGAGTTCGTCGATTTGTGTTTCTTCTGGAACACAGTTGGGCACCATCTTACCACCTTTCTTCTTCATGCCAACTCTTTTATATCCGTCCCAACAATCTTCTTTCTTTTCACCTTTCTTGGCATCAAGGTATGCAGCGATCGCCATTTCTTTTTTCTTAGCATCGGACTTACCTTTAAACTGGGGTGCGTCTGACTTTTTAAAGTCATCGATGTATGCCTTGATACCCTGAGAAGGATTTAACTTTTCGTTCTGTACATCTTGGTGAGCAGGAACCATACGTGTCTTTTGCTTCCCGTCTTTATCAACATAGGTTTGAGGTTTTTTAGCGGAGGAGTTGGTGCGAGTGTTAGTGTCAGTTTGTTGCCTGTCACTGTTTAGTTGTTTGCCCTTGTGTTTCACTTCGCCCCTCTTCATTGCTTTTTTGCGGTCGCGCATGGGACCACCCTTGTTAAACTTCCTGGCATGTTTTGCTACTGGATTTTTCATTCTTGTACCTTAAACCCAAATATTTTTCCATCGCTGTTCGTAGGTATAACCTGAGGAATAACGGTTGCCTTAAATAACAAAAAACTTGCCCCATCAGAGTCCGGACGAAAGTGCCTTCCTTTAGTTCTTGGTAAAACAAACTTGGTTCCCAAAACTAAAGGAGTCCATTCAGAATCTGTTTGAGTTCTAAAACTCCATCCTGGAGTATAGTTCTCACTATCTAAACTTGCCAATCTATTTTTGTGGTCGTTCTTCCAAACAAACTCGCCAGAAGATTCTGCGATCCAATAAGAAACATTGTTCTCTGAATCTAACCTCCACAGTATGTTACCTTCAACACTTTGCTCAGGTACTTTCTTATTAGAATGTACTTGACCGTCATGTTCTTCATATGGATTTTTCCAATAATCTGTCATGCTGAATCTGGTCCTTGGAGAAACGGATGAGAGTCAGGCAACTTTACAGTAGTAACGAAAAGATGCAATCTACCCCTTCCTGCTGAATCTCTTATAAAAGTTCTATCTTCCCCTTCCCTTAAAAAGTATGGTATATTCTTATCCATCCTAGTAAAACCATCATCAGAGGAAGATTTAAACTGCCAACCTTCTGTCCCTAATTCATGGTCCAGCATAATATTCCTTGGCTTCATATCGCCGTTCCATACGAAATTACCAGATCCATCTGACTCAATATAAAGTCTACGCCAACCAGTTCCTCTCGCTGGAGTTTTCCAAGTTTTTATTGACACTTTACCAAGCCTTACAAGACCAGTAACGTGCCTTAGTCTTTGGTCCTGGACTGTCACAATTATGACGAGCACGGAAAGACTTTCGACGACCAGGAATATTCTTCTTGATCTTCATGTTCTTATCGCCGAAGTTTACTTTCTTGACGTTACCAGTCGTCGGATCTTTTACATAGACCTTTGACTTCTTGACATCACCCGCCATTGGTTTATTCAGAGTAACTTTCCTACCTTGATACTCTGCTTCGGAAAACTGTTTAAACCGCAACATTTTATTTTTCCCTTCGTTCGGAGTTATCTTCCTTGCGCGTTTATCGGAAGCATCTGTGCCCCACTCTTGTTTTTGTGGATTGTAACCTTTCACGCAAGATCCTTGTCGTGGTTCAGTCCACCCTTTTTCTTTTTAACAATGAATGCGTTTACTCTTGCCATACCCCACTGCGAAGGAGTGGTTCCTGGTCGGTGGCCTGTCTTCCATGCGGCAACACCGCGATCATAAACTTTTCGCAGCGTGCCGACGGAGATACCTGATTTGTCTGCTTTCTTGGCGAGACCTTTAGACACGTCCTCTGCGATATAGTCTGAAAACTTCATTTGACAGTACCATTTTAGATTATAGTACTGTTATTTATATCGCAGAGGAGTTTAGATTTTACTTATTATCTGACGAGTCTTTGTGAGTTCCAGCGTACAAACCAAACCACGCTGCACCTGCACCTACAATAACAGAAATCAAACCTGACTGTTCCATACTCGGTTCTGGTAGATCCATATACCAGAGCACTGTTTTATACAATAAGAATATGTATACTGATAAAAACAGACGAGGAAAGATCCGCCATGAATCTACTGCTCGTGCCAAGTGTATCCAGTTTTGATATGGATTCTTGCCGCTGTCAACGGTTCGAGTATCAACTTCAAGTTCTAGTTGTACTACTTTCTTTTCAGGTTCCATGTCCCCTCCTACGGATTATTGAGCGGATTGTCAAGGATAATCTGAATCTTCTCTTCGAGATCTTTGCGTGCATCTCGCAGGTCTTTATCCAAAGTCCTCATCCTTTCGTTTACTCGAATCTCAATCTCGTAAACGTCATCTCTTAATTCGCGTTGGGTAGTTGCAGTTGTATCGTCTACGCGACGAGCAAGTGCTTCAACCTTATCCATATCAGTACTCAAATCTGATTTCAAGGCATCGATCTTTAACGAGAGGGCAGATAAACTCGCCTCTACAGATGCCATAGTTTCTTTCTGCACTGCTAACTCTTGATCAATATGAGAAAGATCAGGAGCGACGTAACTTGTTATTTGTGCTTTCATGTTACGGTAGTCGTTATAAAATTCAAACGCACCCCATGCGCCACCGCCAAGTGTAGAGAGAGCAGTGATCAACACCACTATCTTACCACCACGGAACGTCATGCCAGCGAATTCAAACTCCGCCATTGTTTTCTCCCATGTAACAGTTGTGATCTTGCGACCTTGCCCAACTGAGTTCTTGAATGATACGATTATACCATTGCTTGTCGTATTCGTCTTTCGCTTTGTGCATATCAGAAGCGAGTTGTGAAATACGAATGTCGATATAATCAATTATATCAGTTTTCTTACCTCTGCGCATCCCTTTTCTCCTCCCATAATTTTTGAGCGAGTTTTCTATCAGACGTAATAACGACGATACGATCATTATTATCATATACAATATATCTGATGCCAGTCTGTGTGATCTCAGTCTTTATCATAAGATACTCATAAATCCAGCAATCATAGCACCACAAAAACATAAAAACAAAACTATTGCGATGCCGTCTATTATATTTGCCCTTTTCCGAGCAGCTGCTTGTGCTGCCTCTATTCTACGCTGACGAATAACTCGTCTTTCTTTCATCATATCATCATAGAATTGTTGTTGACCAGTGTACAACAAATATTCGTACAACTCTTTTTCTAGTTGCTTAATTTTATGACGGGCAGCAGTAACCTGTAGTGCCTGCGCTTCAACACTGCTGCCACCAAAAAGTGAACCCACCATCGATGGATTCTTTGCATGTTGATCTGCCTCTGCAAGCGATTCCTTCGCATCAAAAAACTGGGCGAACTGCGCATACATATCCTGTACCTCACGTCCTTGTTCAATTGCCCCTTTTAACATCTTAAAAGCAGAGCCTGCCATTGACAACGCTGCTGCTACTTCTACCATTTTAATCCTCTCTTGGTGGTCCTGCCATCAAGTTCGGTGCTGTCGGTAGTCCAGATCCTTCAAACTTTAACTGACGCAGGTTTACTATTTCCTGCTGTAGTTTCATAACTTCCAATCGCTTCTTTTCTAATTCTAACTGATATAACGCATTACAATTCAACCTTTGCTTCGGTGCTCCTATCGGGATGGTGATCTTCCCGTATACACCAATGTCTCGCAAGAACTCACCTGTATTGTATCTGTTCATCATATATGGATCTTGCGAAGCAAGGTTGTAGATTGGATCTTCTTGGTTTAAAATACCAACTACTCCAAACTCTACGTTTGTGGATGACCCGATTGCTGCTGAGCACTCGACGTCACCTGCTCTAACTCTATCTGATTGGAAGGACTGGGGAGTTTGCGGTATCGCAAGGTTTATCCCGTTGTTCTGTCCATATGCCGAACCAGAAACTAAAAATAAAAACAACAATAATCTTTTCATCGTATTTTCGAACATATCCTCGAGGACACAACCGTTCTACTTACGTCCCCCTGTAAAATCATAGACCGACTACAAATATAAACCGAACGAAGGTAGTCTGTCTCTCTAAAATAAATTACCACTTCTTTCTTTTTCAAATAATCTAACTGTACCGTCCTCTCTGCTGTTGCGAATGGTACAGGTAGAAAATCTTCATCAAACACTTCAAATGTATAATATGAAACATCCTTTCGATTATTCCATAAGTACATCTTTGCTTGATATATCCCAGGAACAAATGAACCAGTTACCTTGGGATATGTGGGTGTCCACTGGTGAGCATAAACTTGCGCACACAGCAGACACCCGATTACCGCCATAACAAAACGCATAGTTTATAGTGCTATGCAGTTCGCTTCTACGATTGCAGTATAAGTGCCTCCTGGGAGTGCCTTATTAAAACCGTAATCTGCTTCAGAACTTACCTTGAACCACGTACTACCAGCGATATCAAGATCGACTTCTGTCACATTATCGTACTCAACTTTGGAAGTGTCGTATGCTGACATACCAGCGTCAGATACTGCTTCGACAGAAGTTGATCCAGTCCAGTTAACAACGTCGTTCAACTGTGGACTCTGTGAGAAAGAAATCGGATGAGCAATTACTGCCTTGTATGCTTCAGCGAGGACAACATCGAATCGCACAACAGGTTCTACTCCACCGTCTGCTGCATCAGTACTGAGAATGCTAGCACTCGGGTTTCCATAAACACCCTGCTTATCAGTTGTCACCACACACTTAGACTCTACCTGCCCAATGATCGGTGTGTCTACAGCATATGCATTCATCGCTGCGAGCGATACACACAATGCCAACGTCTTTTTGAACATTACTGTTCTCCTCTATATTGAGATTTTACTA